TATTATTTACATAATGTTCGGATTTTTTCTTAGGCATGATTTTCTGTTTATATAGAACTTATTCATTGCTGTAAACAACTTATGCATATATTATACCATATTTTAAATCATTACGCAGCTTGACAAAACCTCAAATAATAAGTAGAATACCTTTGTTAGGTTTGGAGAACAAGCTTTAGCTTTCTCTATTATCTTTAATATCTATATCTTTTTTAAAGATATCTTCTAACTGTTTTCTAGCTTCTTTTACCGAAGATATATATCCCATATTATCAGTTATATTAACTTTACCAGTTTGATTCGCAGAGTTATATTCAGCACTATCATCTTCATCACTTTCTAAGAATGCATTGTAACATTCTATAATTTTTTCATTATTAACTTCAGTCATAGTAATAATTTTATCCATTCTTACCATATAAAAATCATCTGATGGTATATCCATCCATGGTTTTATTTTAATAAATTGACTATCTGGTCCAGTAATTACTTTTAACACAACTGGATTTTGCATAACAATTACTGGATCATCATCATTATCATCAATAAAAACTAATGAAAATATTTCTTCTCCAGTAATTAATTTTATGCTACTATAAAATTCTTCTCCCATTAGTTTTTTAGTGGTATGTTTACTATATCGTAATTAAAATTTTCTTCGTTATATACCTTTATTCTCTCAATTAGATGATTAAGTGTGTAGTTGTTCCTGGATTTATAGGATATGTCGTCAGCAATGTCATAGAGAGTTGCCTTTGTTTTGTTATTTCCTTTCCTGAGCACCCTTCCAATAGACTGGAGATTCCGAATTCTAGATTTGGATGGAGAAGCAAAAATAACATTATGGAGGTTCTTAATATTGATACCTGTACTAAATGTTCCGTATGAAGCGACAATAATCGCGTTGTTTTCCTTCTCAGTAATTTCTCTTACTAATTCTCTATTTTCTGTATCCACTCCACCATGGACAAAAAATACGTGACGATTTTCTACACTACCAGTATTTATCATATCGTATAGTGGTTGACCATGACCTTCAACTCTTGCAAAAAGAATTAAAGTATTTCCTTTCAAATCAAGAGCAAGATTTCTGATAAACTTGTTTCTACGTTCATGGTTAATGATATACTGGACTTCATCCTCAAATGTTTCAAATTTATGTGCTGGGTGCTTCAGTAGAAGCACGTTAATATCCAGTTTGGCAACATGACCTTTTGCCATTAGTTCTTCTGTTCTTATAATTTTGTAACTTGGGCCAAATAAACCCTCCAGTACCCATTTATGAGTTTGAGTTCCATCAAGAGTCCCTGTAAAACCAAATCTGTATTTTGCATCTGAAAGTTTTGACATTATAGATATTAATGATTTAGATTTAAACTGGTGCGCTTCATCCCCAACAACAACATTAAATCTAGAAAAATATTTTCGGGGGAGTTTATAAATCGACTGCCAGGTAGTGATAATAACTTGAGAGTTCGTTTCTCTTTCTCTACCAGCGTAAATTTTATGGCAATATGAACCTACATCCCAACCATAGTCTGCAAAATCTTTATACATTTGCTCTACAAGCGAAGTCGTTGGAACGACTATCAGAATATTTCGTTGCTTCTCAACGTGATATCTCACAATCGAATATATCATCAGAGACTTTCCAGAGGCAGTTGGGGATATCAGCAACCTTCTATTATGTTTTAATGCGTCGTAAACACCTTCTATTTGGTACTCACGTGGAGCGTACTTGCTAATCGCAGTCATATAATCTTTCACACCTTCTTTTGAAATATGATCATTTGTTTCAAAAGGAAGACCATAAAACTTATTATCTACAAATTCATATGTGTATCCATGGTTATCACAAAACTGTGTAACCTTATCTAATAACCCAACGTATATTTCTCCTGTCTGGGTATTGAATAGACGAATTTTTCCATCCCAGTATTTACTTCGATACTGGGGCATAAATTTTGCGCCTGGTACTTCAAAGGTAAATTGGTCTGCTAACTCGTAGTAGACATGTGGTTCCGCTTTTACCTGAAGAAAGACTTCATTCTTTTTTGAAATAATCAAATGAGACATGATTCATAAGCATCACCTATGAATATTTATTCTCCTACTTGAAACTTATATTCTAAGATCATTCTATAAAAAAAATCTTTCATTTGTTCTGTTCTTAATTTATCATATTCATCACCAAAAGTACCTTTTTCCTCATGGCACTGCAATGCTTTATAAATTTGGTGACAATCTCTAATATCTAATTCCATCTGAATATATGGAACATCTTCCATTTCATTATAATCGCTTTCGTAATCGTAATCGCTCATAGTTCTCTAAAGTTATAGTCCATAATCATTCTAAAAAGAGAATTACGCAAATACCAAAGATGCTCTTGTTCTGTAGCAGGTCTTCTAGGAGAACCTGGCCAATTTTTGATAGTTTCATCTACACAGTACTGTAGAAGACGTATGTCTTCTATTTTTAAATTAACTTGATAATCATAATCCTGCTCATCTTCCATTAGTTAAATCCTGCTTGGAATCGATGCCACTCTATTGCATTTTTAATTTGATATGTTCTATTAGAAATTGTTTTGATAATTTCTTCCAAAAACTTTAACATAACATCATAGTATCTAAGTTTCATATCTAATTTATTTAACCTCTCATCGGCATCTAGGTGCCTCTGTAACGCCTCTTTATCCCTTACTTTGTATGGAAATGGTTCTTCTTCATAAACCTTTTGTGGCGCTTTTCCAGTGTAGTAGTTGTATCTCTCTAATCTAGTTCTATTGTAAGATTCTCTAGATTTCTCTCTCAACAAAGTAACTGTGTTGTATAATGTATAATACTTTGAATGAAGTTGTGGAATTTTTAAAGATTCATCATGTAAATTATCAGGATCAATTACAGAATCTTTTTTCCACATATCTTGAATATCTTCCAAATTCATAATATAGAGATAGGTAGAGATTATAATTCTACTATATCATAGATTGTGTATTTAAAAACAACCTCAGCAGTAAAATAATTGACATCATTATCAGAAGCTTCAAACTCTAATGATGTGAGAGAAACTGGAAATAAATCATTAAAAACAATTCTACAAACACTATTATAGTTACTATTTAAGATATTTAATGTTCCATCACTAAATTGTTTTAGTGGATCTTCAACGGCATCATCACCAGTGACTAAATTTTTAAAATCATCATGTGTATCAGAAAATCCTAATGCAGTAATCCACCTATGAATTAAGATATAATTTTCTAAATTTTCATCAACTAAAAATCTAAGTGAAAAATCACCATATTGTACTTGATCTCCAGGAACTTCTATCGCTTTAAATCTAGTTTGCTGTACAGTGGTCCCCAAAGAAATGTCAGGTATTCTTAAGGCATTTGAAAAAAATGAAACTTTTTTATACTTTTCCAAAATAAATTGGAAACCTATGGGTGATAAAAAATTCCTATTTTGTATTTGACCATCAAAAACACTTGCCATTGTTTTTATTTGTATTTATTCAAAACTGGTTGACTTTTGGGATATATTCCATGTTTATTCAATCCAAAAGAAAAAAAAGGGAGACCCGAAGGTCTCCCGTAGAAGTATGTGAACCAAATAGATCACATAAGGTTCTCAACACGTACTCTTCTGTAGTAACGGTTGGAGTTAACGTTCATGCGTCCGAGACCTGCAGTGGTTCCTTCAGCGAATGGGTTAGCAACAAGACCGTAGCGGGTCTTAAAGCCGATCTTAGGCTGGAAGGTGTTCTCTCCAACGGCACGAACCATCTGGAGGGGAACATATGGGCAATAGAACAGACCAGCGTCATAAGGTGAAGAACCCTTATAACCTGCAACGTAGTATTGTCCACCACTAGCATTGGGGTTAGAACCACCAGAATAAGGATCGATATATACGCGATACTTACCAGCAAGTACACCAGCGAAGGTGTTACCAGTATCATCAACCTGGAGGTTAGCGTTAAGAGCAGGGGTGTAATCGAGTACACCAGCCATGGTCAGAGCGGAAGCAACGTCTGCAGAGCAGAGGATCATGTTGCCTTTTCCACGACGAGTTTCGGTTGCGATTGCGTTAGCATCACGCTCGATTTGGAAGATAAGTCCCTTGAACTTCTCAACACTCCAGCGACCGTTGGAGTCAACGTCGAGGTCGAAACGACCAGGGTTAGCAACATTGTGCTGAGCACCAGACTTAGCAGTCTTATAGATGGTGCGGATAACTTCGCGGTTGATCTCAGCAAGGATCTCAGTGGAGAGAATGTTTGCGAGTTCTGCTTCTGCATTCAGACCGTGGATCGCTCTCAGATCTTGGGCAAGCTCAAGGCTGTATTCTGCTTTCAGAGCACGGCTCTTAGCAGTAACAGCAACTTTCTCGATTGAGAAAGCCATCTGGTTGAAGTGATCTCCATCCTCAGAACCGAGTGCTTCAGCATCTTCGGTATTCATACCGCGTCCAACGGTATAAGCAGCCTGAGTGGAGTTGGAGTCTGGGCTCAGAAGACCAGGGTTAGATCCACCTTGTGCAGCAGTGGTACCAAATCCAACAGCACCACCAGAACTTGAACCTTCATTACCAGTATAACCAGCACTAGTGAGGTCACGTCCATCGTCTTGTGCGGAATATGCGGTATCTGGCTCGTTGAAGAATGCTTCGTCGGCAGATCCAGGTGCGCCATACTTAGAGCGCATTGCGAAGATCAGTCCAGTAGGACCATTCATTGGTTGAACGCCAGCGAGGTCATATGCGACCAGGTTAGGCATTGAACGTCTGATCAAAGAGATCAGAACGGGATCGAAACCAGCAACAGGAGCGGAAGCATCAGCAGAGAAACCTGCGGTTCCTCCCGATGAACCAGTGCTCATGTTTGGTGTTTCGTACAGGAACTCACGCTCCTCACGAAGTGATTTTTCTTGGTTCTCTAACAGGATTGCGGTAACAGCTCTGCGATGGGAATCTTTGATCGAATCCATGCCCTCGTAGTCGAGGACTGGTGCCCACTTCTCCTGCAGAGCTTCAGCATTGAAACTTTGCATTTGATTTTAACCTCTTTTTAGATTTGTTAGTTTGAATCTTTATAATTTAGAACTCACTTTTTAGCAGATCTTGAGAGTGTCTCAAGGTACGCTTCCATTACACCACCAACGGATGGTTGTGCTTCTTGGATTTCGGTACTTTCTGAGAGATTCTCAGAATCGTCCTTTTGAGTGCTAGCAGTTCTTGTAGGGAAATATGATTCTTTTAAAGTTGCCAGCTTCTCACGATATTTTTCTTCACTTTCAAACTCAACATTTTCTGCAAGAGAAGCGAGCTTGTCTTTCTGAGAAAGTGCGAGACCCTCAGTGACTTCTGCAAAAATTACATCTGCAACTGACTCTGCTAATCTTTGATTTAGAGCAATATTTGACTTAATCTGCTCGTTGAGTTTATCTTCCATTTCATCAAGTTTTTCTACCATGCTATTGAGTACATCATACTTATCTTCAGGGATTGTTACATAATGTTCTTCAAAAAGACCCTTCATTCCAGTAAGGAATGATTCGGTCATTTCAGTCTTGAGACCGTGCTCAACAGCAAGTTGATTTTCGTTCATCCACTCTTGAGCAACATACTCAAGATAGGAATCTACACGTTCTACAAGTTCAGTTTTAACAGCTAAAACTTCTTCTACCAATGCTTCTTCATAAGAAGATTTTAATTCTTCCTTAATTTCGGAAACCTTAGATTTGATAGCAGCTTCAAAAATGGTACGTGCTTTCTCTTGGAATTCTTCGGAAAGTTCCTCTCCTTCTAAGAGAGCAGTAACATCCTCCTCAACATCAATGTTGAGTTCTTCTGTTTCTTCTGCTTCGGCAACCACTTCTTCTTCAGTAGTTTCTTCTTCAGCAACTACTTCTTCTTCGGTGGTTTCTTCTTCAGAAACTACTTCCTCTTCAGCAACGATTTCTTGGTCTTCTTCGACTTCGATTTCTTCTTCTTCCTTAGCCATTTTAGGCATTGAATCTGCTGCTTTTGCGCCCTTATTGACAACATTTTTTACTTGTGCCAACGTTGCGGAAGGATCCTTTAACTTTGCGGAATCATCGTCTGCACGATAATTTTCTGGAGTAGGACCGCCTAGATCTTCCACAGAACCTAATTGAGTTCCTGGATCTGCCATTTTAGGCATTGGATCTGCAGGCTTAGCCCCTTTGGTTACTACGTTTTCCATTTCTTGTAAATTGCTACCAACGGACATTTGATTAAGATATAATTGTATTAATCTATATTTATTTATAAATTAAGATATTTAATGTATTCAGAGGTTATTTAAAAAGTCTTGGAACAAGTTTAACTTATGTTCATCAAGTCTTCTCTGATCGACGAGAGTATTAATTCTCTTTTGTGTTTTTTCGGCAAGTTGTTCGCGAAGAATTCCACCTTCCCAAACCCACTCTTTACCTTCCATGATTCCAGATACAAATGCATCGGGAGCAGAAGGATCAGCGACGATATCAGCAGCAGTTGCTAACATGAAATCTTCACCTACAATTTTGTGACCTTCACTTGTTGTTTTTAATGATCCAACACCACGTGAAGAAACACCAAGCATTACACCTTCACCTAACAGTGAGGATGCAATTTTACCCATAGGAGTATTTAAAATTTGTGCTTTTCCTTTAAAATTATTCCCCTCTCTAACAAGAGAAGTAATTTTATGAGAGACGCGATCAAGATTTACAGTTGGTCCATCTGGATGTCCAAGTTCTCCAAGAGCACGACCTTTCACAACAAAATTTTCATTATAACGATCTACTTCACGAGAAAGGGTTGAAATAGGATACATTCTCCCATTTCTATTTTTAATTTCACCTTGTAAAAATACACCTTCGATGTATAATTTTTTATCAGCACCCTTACCTTCGGTAACGATCTGTACGTTTGAAATTTCTTCTGTGATAAGTTTCATTTTTCTTAATTTGTAAATGCTACTTGAGAACCAAATACTGTACCAGCACTAACTGCTCCACCTGCTGCAAGTTCAGGTGTAAGATTTGCTCCAATGTCTTTTTCAACAGAAAGTCTTTCTCCCCCTGCCATATGAATTTCATAAGATGAAGTTCCTGCAATAATCACTTTTATCGCAGCAGTATTTGTGTTGATAATTGATACTAATCTTGCAGAATCTAAATCATCAGCCTCTGTAGCGACACTAAGATCTTTACCAAGACTTATTGGTTTTACAGTCATTCTCCAGTCTCCTCTTCTGGTGAAACATCAAACATTGAAGAAGCAACAGATGGACGGAGATCGTTTATTTTATTCTCAGCCTTAGCAAATAATGCATTTTTTAATGAATCGGAAATCTCCGAAGCAGACGCATCAGATGCTATCAAATCTACAATATTTTCCATGAATTTATTATGTTTTTATTTAATTATTTATATTTCTGCTTTTTTGGTATCTTTTTGCATGTCTGCATCAGTGACTTGATCTTCAACCTCTAAATTTGGATCCGTAGGTGTACCACCAACATCCATTGGATCGCCTAATGGTTCTCCAGT